ATTGGCATGCCCGGGGCGCAGATCGTGCCGCCCGACGATGTGATCAAGCAGAAGCAGGCTGCCGCCCAGCAAGCCCAGATGGCGCAGGCAGCCGGGCAGGCACAGGGTAACCAAGCCCCGCGCGGCGGCAACGTCACCAACGACCAAGGCCCAAGGACCAACATAGCGGGCGGTCCACAGTAAAGGGAAAGAGGAGAAGAACATGGCTTCAGGCAAAGTGATCAAGAGCGGCAAGATGACCCCCGTTACCGGTGGCCCGTCGGGCAAAGTGGGCAAGCAGGGTGGCGCTACTCCTGCTGTATCGGGAAGGGTCTCCATCCCGGGCAACACCAAGGGTGGCGGCAAGTGGGCCAAGGCTGGCCCGTCGGGAAAAGTCGGCAATCAAAAAGGGTCCAAGCCGTCCCCGGCCGGGCGTGTCGCAACGGGCGGTCGCTGAGATGGCGGCTGGCCCCAAGAACACACCGAAGATGAAGCCCGGCGCGGGCGGCCTAAAGGCCAACACCCGCGACGATGTCTCCAAGCGAGGCTACGGCAAGAGCCCGCCCAAGAAGGGCGGCCAGAGCGGGGACACGCCCCGGGGCAACAAGCCTTCGCCGTTCGCCAAAAAGAAGTAAGAGGTAGCCCATGGCCAAGACGATGAGGCCGCTGGCGAGATCTGGCGGCGGCAAGCAGGTATCCATGGAGGAGGGGGGCAAGAAGCCGCCGTCCCCGCTGATGGCGCTCAGCCAGAGCAGTAAGAAAGATTACGCCAAGAAGCCCAAGGATGCGTCCATCGAGATGGGCGCTTCGCCGTTCGGGATGACGGGACTGGCCGAAGAGAGTTAGAGAGTGAGCTGATGGCTAAGCGGGGGAAGGTGGTCGTGCACACCGAGAAGGGCTCCCGGCTGGAGCTCTTGCCGAACCGTCACGCCCTGAACAAGATCTCTGGCGGCGACCCGGAGCGAAGAACTATTAACGACTACTCGAAGGCGGGGCCCGGTATCGCAAGCGCGAGCCCGGATATTATCCAGACCGGCGATAACATCATTGGTGCGGAAAGCATCGCGACCAAAAAGATATGACATCTCCGATCCAGCCCAAGGACCAGCTATCCATTGCTGCCGCGCACCTTGCCCGCTCCGCGCCCAAATTTTGGGAAGAGATGATTGGGGCGATCAGCGTCATGGCTGAAAAGGCGATGGTCGACTGCATGAACGCGCCCGGCGACAGGGTGTCGGTGGCGCAGGGCCGTGCACAGGTCTGGGTGGAGATATTTGATTTGTTCGGGGACGCCATCAAGCGCGCCGCCGAGCTCGACGATAAGCAGCGTAAAGCACAAACAAGAGGATAAGACGCATGGCTATTTCGCGCATGCCCAAGGGTAACACTATTCCGATTGATCCGGATGTTGCAGTGCCGGAAGCAGTACGCCGCGCCGCTGCCGCTGCTGACGCAGCCCAAAAAGCAGCGTATCCGGAGTTGCAGTCCACGACGCCCGATATACACGCGCCGCCGCAGATCCAGACGCCACGCGAGAAGGAGCTTGTGCAAATAGTGGAGGGCGATCCACCCCAGAGGTTACCTGACGGGGTAACCGGGACCACTGTCACCCCCTTTACGCCTCCTGCCCAGCAGCAGCGAGATGAGAAGAAAGAAGCTCCTCCTCAACAGCGTACCGAGAAGCAACTTCCTGCTGACGACAATGACGAGAGCTGGAAGTCCAAGTACGAAGCGCAGCTCGGGCGCAATGCCCCGCTCCATAAGCAGAACAAGGAGCTGGCGGATCGCATCGGCGCGCTCGAGCAGTTACTGGAGGGTAGCCGCCAGCAGCAAGCTCCTCCCCAAGCGGCCTCACAAGCGAAGCTGATCACTTCGCAGGAAGAAGAAGACTTCGGGCCCGAGATGATCGATGTTATCCGGCGTGCCGCCAAGGAGGTGGCTTCTCCCCTGCAGGCCGAGATCGAGCAGCTACGTAACCAAGTCGGCAACACCACGGCGACGATCACGCGCAGCACAAGACAAAGCATGCTGAACACGCTGGGTGAGCAAATTCCGGAGTGGAAAGAAATCAACGTCGCGCCCGAATTTCACTCGTGGCTGGCGTTGCCAGATCCTTTTAGCGGTGTTACACGTAAGTCACTATTGCAGGCGGCATACGACAAGAACGAAACTTCTCGCGTGCTTGCCTTCTTCAACGGCTTTGTTTCTGAATTGGCTGCCACGGCCCCCGCAGAAGCGTCGCAAACTCCAGTACCGACGGAGAGAAACTCTCCCTCGAAACCGACTTTGCAACAGCTTGCGGCCCCGGGCAGAGCCAGAACTGCGGCGAGCGTCACGCCCCCCGCTGATAAGCCCATCATCAGGACGTCCGATATCAACGCGTTGTACGCCGCCAAGCGTAAGGGCCTCTATGACGGGCGCGAGCAGGAGTTCGCCCAGTACGAGAGGGAGCTTGAGGAGGCTATGCGCGAGGGCCGGGTCGTCCGCGACACTTAACCTCAAGGGCGGCCACTTCCATGAAAGAGGGGAAGCGCCCTGTATGAAGGGCGCACGCGATGGCATTCCCGGTAGCAACCTCTGGCACGACACCTCCGCTATATCCGGTCGGTTCGGTTTCCAACACTTTCTCCGCTCAGGGTTACATCCCCGAGATCTGGAGCGGCAAGCTCATTGAGAAGTTCTACGCCTCCACGGTTTTGGCGGCGATCAGCAACACTGACTACGAAGGCGAGATCAAGGGTCACGGCGACAAAGTGCATATCCGCACCAAGCCGACGATCACGATCCGCCCGTACATGGCCGACGGCAACCTTCAAGTCGAGCGCCCCGTTGGTGCGAAGATCGTGCTCAATATCGATCAGGGGCAGTATTTCAATACGATCCTCGACGACGTCATGCGTATCCAGAGCGACATCAATCTCATGTCGATGTGGTCCGATGACGCTGCGGAGCAGATGAAGATCGTGATCGACAGGGCTGTGCTTCTTAGCCTCCTTGGGCAAGCCACGGCAACCACCAACCGGGGCGTTACGGCCGGTGCGATTTCGGCGAGCATCAATCTCGGCAAGACCACTGCCCCGCTTTCGTTGGTAGCCACTGGCGCGACCGGTGGCCAAGTCGATGTCCTTAACATGATCCTTCGTCTGGGTCAGGCGCTCGACGAGCAGAACATCCCGGAGACGGGGCGCTGGATTGTTGTCCCGACATGGGTGGCGACACTCATCAAGCGAAGCGATCTGCGTCAGGCTTACTTGAGCGGCGATGCGGTTTCTATCCTCCGCAACGGCCGTCTGGGCATGATTGATCGCTTTACGATCTACACTTCGAACTTGCTTCCGAAGGGAGCCATCACGGGTCTGGCGGCAAACGAGTACGTGGTCTATGCGGGACACCAGCATGGCTTCACGTTCGCTTCGCAGATGACCAACATGGAGACGCTTCGCTCCGAGATGACTTTTGGTCAGCTCATGCGCGGGCTTCAGGTCTATGGCTCACAGGTCATCGATGCGACGGCACTGGCCGAAGCCATCGTGGTCAAGGACGCCGCCGCTTAAAGCAGCGAGGTATTTGGCTGGCGGGGGCGGCATCTGTATGCTGCCCCTGTCTGCCGTTTACACGCGCTTGGAGGATGGGTCATGGCCGCGCTGGACACAGTCGCCGATTATGTGAATTACGCGCGAGTGCTGCTTCAAGACCAAGTCAACTCGCCTTATAGATACCCCGACGCCGATCTCCTGATGGCCCTGAACATGGCCTTTCCGGAAGCCAAGAAGCTGCGGCCGGATCTCTTCCTCACCGTCACAGGCATCCCCTTTTTCACCGCCGTCGATACCACGCCAGTGCCGTGGAACCCGATGTATCGGCTGCCGATCATCTACTTCATGTGCGGACAGGCGCAGGTGCGCGACGACGAGGGTCTGCAGGACCAGCGCGCCGCCGCATTTCTGGGGCTGTTTGCTACCAAGTTATCCACGGCCACGTAGGGAGATGGAGCATGGCTTGCAGGGAGGACATTGAGCGCTTCATGAATAACGCCCGCGTGCGGCTGCCGGGCGCGACCGACGACGCGCTGCAGCTGGAGATGTTCTCCATGCTGGATGAATTCTTCAAGGACACCAATGCGTGGATGGAGGATATTGATATCTCTGTCCCGGGGAACGACCCCGCAGGGACCATCTATTATGCGGTTCCGAGTTCTCCTTCCGTGATCGACAAGCTGATGTGGGTGTTCGGCGTGCCCGAAAGCCCTAGCACGCTTCGTGGTGCCGCTGTGGGATCTTCGATGCAGATCCCGGGCGAGCTGATGCTGTACACGCAACCGTCCTCGAACGTTACCTTGCGGGTAACCGTGGCGCTAACTGTGCAGGACCCCACCCAGAAAGATGGGTATGTGAGTTTCCCGGCGTGGGTGCTGGCCAAATATCGCAACACGCTTCTTGATGGGCTGCTGGGCAGGATGATGAGCCAGCCCAGTAAACCTTTTACGAACGCGCAGATGAGCGTGTTCCACATGAGAAAATTCAACTCGGGTAAGGCGCAGGCCCGTATCGACGTAATGCACGGACATAGCTGGCGGCGGCAGGCGTGGGCGTTTCCGAGGATGATGGGCGGCTCGCAGAAGAGCTCCTTGCGGGGCTATGTCCAGCCGCAATAAATTTGGGTAGGGCGCAGGCAGGGTTATAGATGGCTAACTTTATCGACGGCGTAATCTTTCAGGCGACGCAGAACGGGACTGGAAGTTTTATCGTGGCCGCCCCCGTGCAGGGGTTCATGACGCCTTTTCAGGCGCACGCCATTGAGGGTGCCACGTACCACTACCGTGCCGAGAACAAGGATCTCTCGGAGTGGGAAATTGGTAGCGGCGTATATCTGTCGGGCGCGCTTACGCGCGCTACCGTGCTCTATAATAATTTTGGTAGTTCATCGCGCATTAATTTTTCCAAGCCGCCAATTGTGGGGCTTGTCCCGCTTGGTGCAGATTTTCTGGACTTGATAGGTGGAGGCGGGAGCAACGTCACTATATCGGAAGATCCGCCTTCTTCTCCTTCGGAAGGTGATTTCTGGCTGGAGGAAAGTACACTCATTCTGTACATCTGGTACGACGATGGTTCGTCGGCGCAGTGGGTTTCGGTAAATAATGTTCCGGGCCCGCCGGGTGCTCCGGGCTTGCCGGGCCCTCCGGGAACAGGTACCACTATCGATTATGAGAGTGCTTTACTTGCGTCGGCGGCGGTAGTCCCAGCCGCGCAAAAAATGCTTCGCACAGGCGGTTACATGGTTGCCGGTGACGGCGGCGCTGCCTTGTACGCCAAGGTGGGATCGCCTCCTTCACATAATGGTAAGTTCCAGTCGGCCGACGGTGCATGGTGGGAGCTGGCTGAGACATCCCCGAACGAGCTGATGTTCGGTGCCGTTGCCAGCTCAACCAACGCAGTGCAGACCACTGCCATTCAATGGCTGTTTGATTTTTGCGCGGCGAAGCACAGGAAGGCTACCATCGTTTCCTACCACGCGATCACAGCCACGTTGAACGTCCCTGCCAATGTAGTTGTTGAATTTGGTTATGGTTTTTCCGACCCGAACGCTCTTCTCGATAAGGTGTTCAACGGCGACATGATGACGATAAACTACGGCGTCATGCTCATCAGGCCGCAACTGCGCGGCAATGGCGGAACTTACAGCGGACGCGGGATTGTCGTCGCCTCTGGCGACTATCAAACGATTAACGATGCATTTATCTTTGATACTGCGGGGCCTGCTCTGGAGTTTCCGACAGGCAGTGTGGGTGTACAGTTCAAGTCACTTAACAGTTTTTATTCCCGCCATACCGCAACCGATCCAGCCATTGTCGGACCTGTCACAGAGCCAACGACAACGGGTTACCGCTATTTCTTCAATCCGGGGGCTGGTGGCGGCATGCTGTTCCGTTTCAACAACGGCAATATGTGGACCATCGAGGGCGGGAGTTCCGGCGGGCTGGACTTCAGCGGGACCACGACGGGGCGCGTAAAAATCCTTGGGCATCGTTGTGCTGCGCCGCTGACA